TGTCATAATTTAACTCACATTCCCAGTAACTACAGCTTCTGCCGAACCAACAAATAAGATACTGCCCACTCCATTATTTGCTAATGTTAAAACTGCTGTGGCACTTGCTGCACCAGCCAAAGTACAAAAGTTTGATGATATTGTGGCAGCCGTTCCAGAGTTAAATAGCGAAACAATGTCACCAGTTTCAAAAACCCCACCTACCACATTAATAGTCAAAGCCGAGGTACTACTGCACCTTACATAATTGCCTTTATTTGTTGCACCTAGAGTGAACCCAGTATTTTGAATTGAACCACTTTGATTTACTTGTCTTAAATTTCCATCTGCATCACTAACAGTATTAGCAGTTAATCCAGCCGACACATTTACAGAATCACTAAAGGATTTCCCACTTAAGACTTGACTAGCTGAGATTCCGACTTCACCAGTATCACCTTTAGATGCAAAAGTTTGAAAAGCAGATGAATTGCTAATACCTCGATTTGCATTGCCATCAAACGTAGAAAGAAAAGTATTTCCATTACCATCAGTTACTAAATCTCCAAAGTTGTAAGTGCTTGTAGACGTATATTGACCAGCTGCACTTAACACTCCCAAGTTTACTGTTGAGTCTTCAAACACACTTGAAATTGCAACAAGATTACTTGCTGATGATGATGCAATAATTGCATCCCTGGAATTTAAATTAATTGGTTTTTCAAATGTAAACGTAGACTCTCCAGAAACAGTTGTTATTAAAAAACTAGTTGTAGAACTGTTTGAAGAATCAAAGTATTTAAATTCACATTTGATATTATCACTTGAGTTGTTGCCGATCTGGAGTCCATGAACTGCTCCTTCCAGTCCAACTCCCATCGTCACCAAAGTGGTGTCAGCACTTATTGTTGTTGGTTTACCTTTAAAAGCCATTTCTAAATCTCCATTAAATTATTTTTATCCACCAAAAATCACACTCATTGCAACTGCTCTGCCTTTTGTTTCATAGGAACTGTCTGTAATTCCGGTAATTGCACTCGTTCCTAATCCAACTGCAATGTCGGCAGTAGTTAAAGATATATGTCCAGTCCTACTTTCAAAACTTAAAACACCTGTTGAAGAAATCTCAAAGGCTGCATCAGTCCATCCATCGTCATAAACTTTCAGTTGACTATTAGTTAAGTTGTAATACAAACTGCCATCGTTAATTGAACCTGTTGGGTCAGAACTAGCTGCTCCATACCAGGTGTTAGCAAAGGTAACTGTTGCACTAACATTTGTAGCTACTGTATTAACAGAATCTATTGCAGATGCAACTGTTGTTATGTCAGTTAAACTTGTTGCAACAGAAGTCACTTTGCCCATATTTGATGAAACATTTGTGACCGGACTAATATTCAAACTTACTGCGCTAACAGCAGAAGAGTTTGTGCTTACAGCTGAAATGTCTGATCTAATTGCAAATACTGCTGAAATCTCAGCACTCTGTGATGCAAGTTGAGTTACCTGAGCAGACTGCGATAAGACCTGAGTGATGTTGGCCGACATATCTATTGCATTAGACATTAGGGCAGAATAACTTGCAGCACCAACCCTCGTTATTTCAGCAGACAAACCAGCAACAGAAGTTATTTGTGTAGATTGTCCGGCAACGCTCACTAAGGTTGCAGTACCATACCCAGCAACTGTTGCAATATCAGCTGTACCAATTCCATTAAAAGTTGAAACTGCTGTTGATAGTCCGGCAACCACAGAAATTTCGGCTGTTGAATCTAAGATGTTGCTGATGTTGGCTGACATTGCAGCAACGACCGGAATGTCAGTTGCTACTGTTCCTACTGCCGAAAGATTGGCAACCATTCCAGCAGAGCCAAGGCTTGTTAATTCAGCAGTCTTACTAGCAAGGGCAGTTAATTCTGCACTCAATCCACCTAAAGCACTTATTTCAGCAGTCACATCTTGAATACCAGAAATATCAATAGCAGCTGCGCCACCAATAGCCTCACCGGCAGAACCAAAAGCCAGATATTTATTAGCACGATCTGACACTCTTGGTAGTGTCATGTCTAATCCGGCTGGATCAGTTTGTGGAGCAATTAAAGTTCTTTGTAAACCTTCTTGGTTTTGTTGGGCAAAAATAGTTAATGAATCTAATTCATCGTTTAAGGTTTTAGCATTAAAATCTCCACCAGTAGTGAAATCTGTAGTGCGTTGTATTGCTCTGTTTCCAATAATTGCTATTTGAGTAACACCAACTGCCGTTGAATTTAAATTAACTTGTCCAGTTCCAGTTGCACTATTAAGAGTTACTGTATAGTTTGTTGATAATTCCAATTGAGTATCATCAGAAAATACAGAGATATCTGTTTCTGATAAAACCTCAAATGTGAAAGCAAAAGTAGTGGCAGATGATGCTGCAAAGACTTGCCTTCTTGTTACGTTGCTTATAGGTATGTTACTCATATCTAGCTTTCAAATGTGTTATATGTTAATTGTACAATGTCAACGTGTTTCATAAAACATTCCTTTATCAATAAGGTTTAATTTATGATCTTTAACTTTTTCAACTAAATTGTTAGCGTTATTAGCTATAAACAATCCTCTAGCTTTTTCCATTAAGTCACTATGATATTTTTTTGTGATTAATTGTTTTTGATATATAGTGGCATTTTGATAAAACTCAGAAGTCATTAATTCAAAAAATCTTGCTTTTGCTGTAAGTCCACCTTCTTCTAATGGGGCATTGTAATAACCAATAAACTCATTATATTGATCTGGTGTAAGTTCAATTTTTGTATTTTCTAAACTCATTACTCTGGACGGCATAGAAATAGTTGAACCAATACTAGCTAACTCTGCATCAACGTAACTCATTTGCTCAGTTGAAACTCTAGTTGGCAAAAACATTTCATATGCTTTGCCTTGTCCTGACTGCACAGGTTCTCCCCAAAGATTTAATCTTGGGGGTAAGTCATCATTAAAAAAAGGTATTCTGCTTTTGTACCTATTAAAAGCCTCATAAAATCCTTTTACTCCAATAGGTAAATCTAAACCTTTAACTGTTACATCTGTTGCTGTTGGATCATTTAATCTTTCAATACTTGCAATTAAACTACTTTGAAAACCAAATGGCGATCCCCCAATAAATGCAGTCGTTCCTTGTTTTGCTATTGCATTAACAACTGCCTCTATTCTATTTATGCTATCGCCATAAGTAGGGTCACCAGAAAATGCTTTTGCTATGTCATTTATACCGGTTAAAAAAGGTTGCTCACTTAAAAAGTTAAACATTCCGGCTGCTGCACCATAAAATACTTGTTCAGTTTTATCAGCATTTTCATTATATTTAGCATACTCAGCATAGTCAGCTGCCATTGCAAGAAAAACACTTATAGGTTCAAATCCACTAAAACTAATATATACTTTGTTTTTAGCTTTACTTGCCAAGCCTCGTTCTTCCAACATTGCAAAAGTTTTTTTAGCCTCATCTGACAAGTCATCAGTTGACCCATCAATTACAATTGAATATGGTTTCCAACCAGTTCTCATTAAGGCTTGTCTGTCATTTTTTCTTCCAGGCCCAGCACCGGTCATAGTAATACCCATAAATCCATCTTGAGCAATAGATGCAAAAGTAACTAAAACAGATGTTCCCATTGTCATTTTAGCTAAAGCCAAATCTCTTTTAACTCCACCAGCTAATAAATCTGCTCTATATCTGCTACTTACCAATGGAGCAAAAGGGGTTCTTTCTAAAATTTGCATTCCTATATTTGATGGAGTTCTAAAAAAAGGAACAATAGTTTTTACAATTGGGTTTCTAAATATTGACTGTTCTAATCCCTTTAAAAGGGGAGGTAGTTCATTGGTAAAAGTAGAAACTCTTGCCTCTTCTCTTGCTGCCTCTACTAAGTCATCAGGGGGGTTGTCGTATAAATCTATGGTTTCTTTTTGTGCAAGTGCTATTGCCTCATCTTCTGGTAAATTATTTTTTATTGCATTTCTAAAGGTAGCATTTGCTCTTCTTGAGATTAATCTATTTAACCCCATTCGATACAAAGTGCCTTTAAAAAATTCATCTTCTGTTAATAATGCTCTACCAGGTATTTGCACAGCTGTTCCATAAAGATCAATTGCTTTTCCAACCCATGTGCCTTCTGAAACATCTAAACCAAATCCTTCAGAAATGTTTTTTAAATCTTCTGAAATATCTGGATTGCCTCGTAATTCTATTTTAGACAATGGGTCTGATGGATTATTTGTTTTCCATGTTCTACCAGCTAACTCAAAGCCTTCCATCATACTTTTTCTAAAAGATGTAAAGTCAGTTATAAACTCTCCCATTTCAACTAATTCATCTTGAGCCTCATCACTAATTTTTGGCAATCTAAATCCTTGAGGAATTATTTCTTTTCTTAAATTTAATTTATCTAATGCTTTTGAAAAACCAGCAGCAACTACTCTTTCTGGTGCTTGATAAATTGCAAATAAACTATTACCTATAATATTTTTTGCGTGAGTTGTTGGAGCAGATAACAAACCATTAATCCAAGTTGTCAACCAAACATCAACAGTCGATCTAAACATACTTTTTTCAATCAAATTATTTTTGCCTGATCTGTCCTGTATTTTAATGTATGCTCTTGCTAAATCTTGCAATGAATTAGTACCACCAGTTTCATCTAATATTTTTTGTACTGCATTTATATTTGATGTATCACGTTTAACTCTCATTATTGCTAATGCTCTTGCAGTATTAGTTTGTATTCCTTTTACACCTTTTTGAATCAAGCCATGCAATGTAATTTGTTGTCTTAGTTTTAACAAATCCATTTCAGTTGCTTGGCCTTGCGCTGCTTTTAACATTAACTTGTCTAACTCTTGGGCAGACACTTCAAGCAATTGCATTGCACGATAAACTTGTACTGGATCGCCTTGAAACTCTTTGCCACCTTCTGTAACCCTTGTTATAAATTTTTCATCAATACCAATTTCATTTGCTTTTTCTTTTATTTGATCGAATGTAACTTTCTTTTTTTTAATTCCTAAAGCATCTGAAAACCCACCTATAACAGCAGATATATTTTCACCACTTAAATTATTTTCATTAATAACATTAAAATTAAATTCTTGCTCTGGTGCTTTACCTGTTACATTTTGTTCTGTTTTTCTTATATTTATTTTTTCAACTACATCATCAGCTATTTCTTTATCTACCTCTGGGAAAACTGTTGTTTCCTGTGAAACTTTTTTAGACCTCAATACCGGCTCTTTTTTCCTTTGCATTATTGGTTGCACAGAGGCATCAGGATTTGATTTAATTTTATTTAACTCTTTGTCCTGACTTTCTTTTATAGCTTTACGAATTGCAGATGCACTTTTACCTACACCAGCAACTTCAGTTCCTTCTGCAAAATCTAATTCAAGATTATCTGGTTCTTGAATAATATCAGCAGTATCTACTTCAGCATCTGGGGGTTGTATTTCATCAACTATGTTATCTTCAATTGCCATCATTTTCACCTTGGGAAACAGCAACACTTCCAGCTGCTATTGGAGCAACACTAAACATTGATTGTCCTTTACTAACAGAATCTTTTACTTTTGGTGTTATCTTAATTGTAAATAAACCTTTTTTTAATAAAACATTGTTGTTCTTTTTTTCGTACAAATTGTCAAAAAAATTATTTGGTATTTTACTTTCTGTTTGTAACTCTTGCAGACTTTCTTTTCCAATAGCTGCACGATCTTCATCTAGTCCTAAATCGTTCCTTCTTGTATATAAAATTGCATTTTTATCTATTTTCTTTAAAACTTTTTCAGCATTTTTAGGAACGATATAATCGTAATATGTTATTAACCCTTCGTTATTCCATCTTTCGTATTGAACATCCCCAGGACTAAACGAAACATAATCATATCCCTCGTCAATTGCTTTTGATAATAAACGCTTGATTGCTAATTGTGTCCACTTGTCTGTACTTGTTACAAATGGGCTACGTTCTACTAGATAAGGAGATAGTTCTAATTGTAAAGCACGATGATTTCTAGTTAATTTTTCTAAAGAAATAAAATCAAGTGGTGCATCTGATTTTAATGTCATTACACCATTTACCATTCTATTTTTAAAATTGCCTTGTATTTGTTCATTGTTTTTGAAAATTTTACCTTCTGCAACTGCATCTAAAAATTGGTTAAAAATGTTAATCAAATCGGAATCTTCAAGGTTTTCAACATTTTTCATAATTGGAGCATCATCTGGTACATCTGGATTTGCTCTTTTAATAGAATCTTTTAGTTTTTTTATTTCAAAATCTACAAAAGAAGTTTTTGTTCCATTATCTTCCAAAACTGTGTATTCGTTTAATTTGTTTTTTAATTCGTTTTTACTTGTTGTTACTTTATCATTAAGAATTTTTTCTTCTTTTTTTTCTGGTTTAAATCCTCTATCTCTACCAGTTTGACCCCAATCAGACTGAAGTTCCTCTATATATAAAACTTTTTCTCCGTTATAATCTCTATCTGTTGTGCGTATATGGAACAAGTTATTTTTATCATCAGAAAAATGTACACCTTCTGTAAATTTAACCTCGTCATCATCTAATTGAAAACGTAACTCCTGATAATTTTCTCCATCAGGTTCAACATGATCTGACCAGCGTGTATCACCTACTAAACTCATTTGTTCTGCCTCTGTCGAGTTTTCAAATAATCCTCTGGCTTGTACTTCTGCTTCGTCTAAACTATAAATTTCTAAATCGCCAGATTCATCTCTTCGCAGATCATATCGTTTTCTACCAGTAGAAGTAGCAAAAGCATTTTTCCAAGAACCTTCTCCAACTGTATCTGCTTCGGATTCAAAAATTGAATAACCTAAACTATCATTTCCAGTTATCGTGTAACCAGTTTTTGAATCTACATATTTCATAACTGGGTCATCATAATATTCTTCTTCTGCCATTTTGACAGCATCATCATAACCTAGCGTTTCTCCATCTTCAGCTTTAAAAGATATTAATTCATCAGCACGTTCGTCTATATAGTTATCACCATAAGTTTGTGCTGGGGTAAGTTCTACGCCCTCGCCAAACTCCATACTAAATTTAGATTCCCCTGTTGCTACTACTTCACGCAACTTGATTCTATTATCGTTAATATGTTTTACAATATCGTCTTTGGTAATTTTCTTTTCTTTAAACACATCTTCTAACCCTAGCCAATCAATCTCCTCTTGTTTGACCCCAGCCTTAACAAGCATTTGTTTAAATTGTTGTCCTGTACCTTTTTCTTGTTTTAACTTTTGTGTTTCTTCTAATGCTTTACTGTAAAAACCAAAATCGTCTGTTGTACGTTGTACTGCTGGTTGTTTTTGTGCATCAATTTTTTTTGGCATTGCATCCCCTGGTTTAATAGCACCAGTAGGTCTAGGAAGTGGGGCATCTAAATTTTGTATTACGTCTTTTGTTTTTTTAACACCTTTGACTGCACCTTGAACTGCCAACTCTGTTGGCTTACCTAATGCTGCAAATTCACCAATTGTTTCGTATGGATTTTTTCCATCACCAACTTTTCCAATGTTTTGATCGAACCATTTTTTTACTTCTTCAGTTGTTGGAGCAAGTGTTTCCTCATTGACATCAGCACCCAAACTATTAGCAACAGTTCTAACTAACCCTTCAAGATCACCAGGTAAGCCGACTGTTCCTTGCGTTACACCTTTTACAGTCGCAGCACCAACATCTAAATATTGATCGGACACATAACCAATACTTTCTAAAATATCTTTTACTTCTGGGGGGTCTTGTATTTGTCTAGCAGCAGATTTTTCCATCTGAAACCTTGCTTTACCACTTGCACCAGGAACAGCAGCTGGTATCCTATTTACCATGTATTTTTGTTCAAAAGATGAGTAGTTCATTTTTAATTTTGCATTTCTTTAATTGGGTTTTTATACAAAGATTTTCTTAATGTTTCATATTTACTATCAACCTCAGTTTTTAAAGTTCCATCTTTATCGTATAAATTTGTATAAACTTCATTTAAAAATTCAAATTTATTAAAATTTTCTTTTAATTTAATTCTTTCAGATTTTTCAAAGTTATATAAAATTCTTTTTGCTTTTTGCAATCTTTGTCTTGTAGTTGAACTATCCAACATTCCAAAATTCATTCCCTCTGAAGTAATACCTAAAATTAAGTTTTCAATTTGTCTTTCTTCTCTTGCTAATGAACTGCGAAAATTGTTTGAAAATTTTTGCATTTGTTCTTTGTTTGCACCAATAAAAAACGCTTGTTTTCTTACTTCATCAAAAGTTTGATAAAAATTTTGGTTTATTTGATTAAGCAAATTTTCTTCATCAGATATAGTTGCTCCCCTAGCAAACAAATTTTCTATTTCTTTTCTTCCTACAAAAGAATTACCATCAATAGTTTTAAGATTTAAAATGTCATTTTTAATTGAATCTAATATTTTTCTATCAGGATAAATCTTATTTTCTTCTTCTGTATATTTTCCTAATAATTCTTCATACTTTTCTTCTACAACTAATTTATTTTGCTCAAGTTCTTTTTCTTTTCTTGCCTCTATATCTGTTACGTTTTTTAAAAATTGAGATTCAACTTTTTCTCTATCTTTATTTTCAAGATTTGATAAAAATCCAGACATCGAACCGGCATCAAGTTTTTTTATTTTATTTAACTTTTCAGAAGTTGATAACCCAGGGTAAAAATCATTGCTATTAAGATAGTTCGCAATCGTATCTATTTTTAATTGCTTAATATCATCTTGAAATTTTTGTGATAAAGCCGGTATTTGAGTAACACTTATATTAGAACTAGCAATTATATTAAGTCCTTCATTCTCTAATGCTTGTATAAGTTTTACGCTTTGAGGATTAAACTCTTTTACATTATTGTTTATTATTGATTGTATTTCTTGTTTGGCATTTTGTATACTTAGGTTTAGTTGATTTAATGTTAATGCTTGATTCCTTTTTATATCTAATTCAATTGCTTTTTGATAAAGAGTATTACCTAAACTAGCAGCACTTGCTCTAAACTTTACTGCAACCTGTGGATCAAGTTTTCCAACTGTACCTGTATAACCATCTATAATTTGATTTGCTCTTTCTAAAACGTCAGAATGTTTTAAAGCACCTGATTCAATATCAGGCTGCATAGTCAACATTTCAGTTTTAGCTTGTATTAGTAATTGATTTGAAACTTGACTTGCTCTAAGTTTTTTTAATATTTTTCCTCTAACAGTAAATTCATTTCCTTCTAAATCTGAAACATCGCCTTCATCAACAATAACTTTTAATTGCTCTTGAGTAACAGGATTTTCAGCTGAATATTTTAATGCCTCACTTTCAATATAATTTGTTGCGATTGGGTCTAGCATTTTTGCTAATCTATTTTTTACATTTGCTCTAGTGCTTTGATAATTAGCAGCCTCTTGCATCCCTGTAAATTGAGTAGATCGCAAATTAGTTGCCCTTGCTGGAGTTGATCCAACATTGTCAAACAATGATTGTTGTTGATATCTTAACTGTGCCATTATTATTTCTTAAATGGTGCAAAAACTGAATCAGCTTTTGTAAGAAAGTTTGCTCCGGTTTCAAGCAACGTCTGATCTGCAAGTAACCCACCAGATTTTTTAGCAAAACTACCAGCTGTTCTAAACTGATTTGCTTGAAGTTTAGCTGCTGACTTATCATAAAGCCCTTGTCTAATTGCTGAAATATACATTGCTCCAGCATCTTCAAAACCCATAACTTTAGCATTGAGTGCGTTGTAGTCTAATAAAGTTAAATCAAACATTGCCTCGTCTGTATTAGACTGTTGCAATCCAGCAATTGATCCACTTCCAAGACTAACTCCATTTGCAGCTGCTCTTGCTCTTAACGCAGCATTAGTTGCTCTCATGTTTTTTAAAACACGATTGCCCTGAATCATATAATTTCGTGCTTGGATTTTAGATTGAATTAAACGTCTACCGGCTTGTATCGTTCCAATCTTTTCGGTTTGTTCTGCTCGAATGTCTGCGAGTGCTAAAGTATCAATAGCTTTTAATTCATACAAACCAGCTTGGTAAATACCAGCAGCTTTTTGTGAACCAGCAGTTGCGATTCCAGAACCAAGTTGTAAAAATGGTGAGGCTGCACCAGCTACTTGTCCAATTGTATCAAACACCGAATTTAAATTCATTTAAGTTCCTTGATTAACTGCAACTTTATATTCCAAACCCAACAACGTCATTTTTAATGGTAGGTCTTGAGTTACTGTGACCTTTGCATCTTTGCTATAACCTAAAATTCCATCAACTTTTTTTACACCTGTAAATGTCGGTACTGCTAAATCAAATAAAGGATTATCTAATTGTCTAAACGAAATTGTCTGGTCATTAATTTTTAAATGCTGAGTATTATCAACAATCGCTGACACTTGCAAAACTCTTTTTTTAAAACTTGTTCTTGTTCCAGTTTTTAATTTAACTTCAATTGGCATTGTTGAAACAGTAGTTGTAAAAGGCAAACCAACCTCGTAAGAACTTGTTGAGGCTCTATCAAAAGTTACACTTGCATTTGAAACAGTTTCGTTTGACTGTGGTATGCCATCCGTTAATACAGCAACGCTTGTTGCAGTATGAGGCAATGAAGTTACTGTTGCAGTTGCTACCGATTTTAGAAAAGAACAATCTGTAAAAGAATTATCATTAAACTCTTCAATAAAAAATTTATTTGTAGAATTAAATGTTCTTTTTGTCGCAACATAAATATCTTGAACATCACAGTTTACATCTAAAAACTCACCTGTAGTTGTATACTTACTTGGAGCAACTACATTTTGACTTCTCATAATTGAAAAAACTGCAAGTGATCCATCGTCATCATTACTTATTAAAAGTAAATCTCCCTCATCGGTTGACGTTGCTCTTCTTAATGCCATTCGTTTAGGACTTTTTAGTAAGTGACCACTTAATAAACTTATTTTAGAAGTAATGTAAGTTAATTGTTGATCGCTAAATAAAAATTCATTTAAACTTTTTCCTTGCCGTTGAACAAATACAGTTCCAGATTCTAATGGTATTGCTTTTGTTCCAGGCTTTGTTCCATGCCTTGAAACATTTTTAAAAATCATAGTGAGTGGGGTAATTGGATTTGTTGATGATTGTGGAACAAAATGTTCGCCACCAGTTGTAAAGATTTGTAAATCTCTGCCAGACATAATATCAACAATAGAGTTTAATTGGTTTGTATCAAGTGTTGCCTCAACTGCATCATCATCTAATAATTCAGTTGGTTTAAAATCAAAAAACAATCCTACCTTTGATCCCCAAATTGTTGATGGTCTTGACTTACTTCCACCAAAATATAATCTGCCCTCATGGAAAATTACAGACTTTGGATAGCCTCTGCTGACAGACCAAACATTCTCATAACCTTGTTCTAAATCCCAATTACCAGCTGAGATTGTTGAAGTATCAAAAAATGGATATTCTGTTACTGCTTTAACTTCTTTTGCCGAAACAAATTGTAAAATTCTTGCTCTACCTTGAGGCTCTGCATTTACATATTGATTAACATGACTACTTGCAAAAGCAGATGCGCTTGAAGTAATTTGTATTTTTCCAGAAACAATCGATGGTGTAATATCAACAGTTGGATTTGTAACGCTTAGTGAAAAAGGGTACAAAGGAACAGAATCAAAAGTTGCTGAACTTATTGTCCAGGTTGCATCACTACCACCTCTAATTAATTTTAAAGGCGATAAATCTTCATGTGTAATAATCATTGTGTCTGCTGACTGAACATAATTCATTTCGTTCAGCATTGCAGAAGTAATACTTGTTGTTAAAAAATTATTACCAGAACTATTTATATTTGTAATTTGCGTACCATCTTTTATGACTGACATTCTTTCATGCGTAAAAACGAGCATATAAGAGTCATCAACAGAAAATTCAAATGGTACTAATCGAACACCATTAGCAGCAGAGGCCGAACCTGTATCTGGCAACTCCATAATATGTTCTAAACCAGGTCTTCTTTTTAAACCACCTTGGGGTTGTATTACAACATTTGTTGCCTCGCTAAGTGCATTTTCGTATGCTTGAATATCAACTCTTGATCGCAATAATGGATCAAGTTCACCTGTTGTAAAGTTCGTTTGCATATCAATGAAACGAGCCATTTAAAACCTCGCATCAACTAAAATAAAATCATCTATTACATTTGATGGATTACCTTGACTATCCATTACCATTGCTTGTCTAGCAAAACCACCTCTGCCATTTTCGCCTGGTGTTCCAGTTGCTACGATCTGCCAATATTGTGATTTATTTTCTTGCTCGGTAATCGGAAAAGCAAAGTGCCACGCACACATATATTTGAGTAACTGAATAAAATATTCTGGCATTGCAAACTCAGGGGTACGATAAGGATAATCAACAAAAATAGTTTCTTCGTTAGTTAACAATAAATCACCTTGCATTTCAAAATCTTTAAATGAACTTGGATTTATTTGATTGGTAGTAAAAACTTGTCTTGGATTACCTAGTCGATCCCCAGGCATTTGATATTGATACTTCCATTCAGAATTTGGACTTGTTAATAATCTTGCAAGTTGTATTTTTTTAAATGCAAAACTCCAAGGAAACATCATTAAAGTTGTATCTCGTATGTCTGGATATAATCTGTCAGCAATATTGCTTTCATCATTGCCTTCTGTAAAAGAAGAAATGCTCTTTGCGCCTAAGAGCAAAAGAGCATCAGAACAAATCGTAACAGCTGTATCTCCAGCAGCCATGTTTTTCCTAAGTTATAAAATGATACCCCAGCAAAAAAAGGGCTGGTTTTTTTAAGGGTGTGACTGGGGCATCAAGTGTTAATTAATAATTATTAATCGGTATCAGTATTAGCGATTGTCATTCCATCAACAATGTCAATACCTGTCGCACTAACACCGGCAAAATATGTCAACACACCTCTTGCAGAACCATCATTGTCTGCGTAAAGATAAAGTGCATCACCATTGCTTACCATAGTATTTATGCCACTAAAATAATTATGAGTGTTCACATCTTCAGCTGTGTCTGTCGTAGTATAGCTAAAAATTTTTGGAGCATTACCACTAGCACTCGCTAATGTGACGTTTAAGTTTTTCTTATCAAATGCCATTTTTAAGACTCCCTACAAGTAATTTTAACTATGCCTTCAGCATCAATTGCAACTGCTCCAGCTTGGAACATACAAGCAACTAAAAAAGAAGTTTTCTCTGGCACATAGTCAATTTTGGTTTGGACTGGTAAACCTTCAGCTAAACCAACTGCCGATTTATGAAATGCAAAACAATCTCTATCGGATGAACTTATGGGTAATCCCCCTTCATCCCGATCTCCGAGTACATAAAAGTTAAACCCTAGGAACGTATTTACCTCGCCACTTACTAAGGCTTTCACAGAATTGAAATCGCTTGAAGTGACTGATGTTTCTGAAAGTAAATTGGATAAGCCGTTTGCATGAATTGCAATGTGTCTATCACCTGGGGGAACATTTTTTGCATCAAGTTGCTGTTTAGCTGATCTTAATTTAGCCACATTTAAATTGGTAGTTGAACCACCAACAGAATTGGCAACTGTTAAAGATGTTCCACTTGCAACCAAAGCATCAATAATTTGTTGGTCATAACGTCTGCCAATTGAATGACTTAACATTTCAACAAGTTCTCTTCTCTCGTCAAAGTTCACTCTGTTTGCAGAAAAAATATCTGAATATTCTGCTGCAATCCAATCTTTGAGAGTTGCAGTTACTTGAGAATAAGTAGCATTAATTGGTACAACGTCTGTTTGAGGCACTCTTTCTGAGGCAGTACCAGTTCCCATTTTAGGAAACTTATATGTGTTTCCTTCGACACCAGATTTCAACCTAACGCAACCATTAAGGGTCATGCTACCTTGATAAGCCTGATGGACTTCTGTTGAAAATAATTCAACAAAAGCACTAGATAATCCTATAGCCATGTGAAAATCTCCACTAGTTAATTAAAAATAAATTTTTTTTCGCTAGTATTCTTGACAGTTCAAGGCTAACTTGCATTTTAAGGTTTGCCACCTGAGGGGCATAAAGAAATTTATGCTAGTCCTTGCAAGTATAATAATAAAAAATAATTCTGTTAGCAATAGCTACTTTTGATATTTGTACAAAAAGATGGGGGGAAAGGGAAACCCCCCTGGAGAAATTAATTTGGATATCTTTGGGCAAAAAGATTTTCAACTTTTTTGCGATAACCCACATCAGTCTTGTAACGGCTATCACCAACCATTGCTTTTAATTCTTCGTCACTAATTGCACCTTCAAGAGGCTGTGATTCAATTGGAATTCTTCCCTCATAACTTTCTCTAATTTTCATTAATGCTTTTAAACCTCTTGCAGTTCCACCCATGATTTTAAATTCTTCAAAATCATCAGCTGACCAAATGCCTTTGTCAACAAAACCTCTTGCCCATGTGACCATTGATTCAATATGTTGATTAGCATTTTTACCTAATAGTTTTTTTTCTTCTTCTGCATCAATAGAATTGTTAGGTGCAAGTTCTGCAAGTTTTGATCCTAAGTCAGTAATTAAATTATCAAACTGGTTTTGAGATAAATTATTTTCTTTTGCAAAATTTAAAAAAACATCTTTTGCCGGATTGTCTTTATCAAAATCATCACCAAGTTTTTCTAATGAATATTCCTTTGGAACTTTATGCTTTCCTTGAGAAATAATTTTTCTCATGTCGGCATAACTTTTTGACATTTGTTCCAACATAGGTTCTTGTTTTTCTTCATCCCAAAACTGTTTTGGAAAATAATCAGGAACATCAATTTTTTCTGAAGCTGTATCTTTTTTTTCCTCAACTTCTAAATGTGAAATTTCTGTATCACTCTCTAAAGTTTTATTTTCATCAAAAGATTTTTGGTCTGCCAATAATCCTTCAGTTGGTGTTTCATTTGTTGATTCGTCAACCTTTGTTTCTTCAGTTGTTGTTTCTTCAGACATCTAACGCCCTCCTGATTCGCAATTGCATTTCTCTTACTAAATCTTTTTTGCCTTCTAAAAAATAACCGGTTGAATGATCTGCGCCAGGAATAAAACTTGCTTTGTTTATCGTTTGATCCACTAACCATGCCATTAATTTTTTCCCCTCAGTTGTTCCAAAAACTTTTAAAAAAAGTTTGTCAATTTCTGGAATTTTTTTTAAGGTTGCACGTTCAATATGTTCTATATCATCCCAACCAGCCATTATTAATTCATCCCTTCTGGAATAGTAGCTTCTCCACCACCTTGAGCCATTTGTTGTTGTTGTTGCGCTGCCATCATAGCAGCAACTTGTTCAGCTTTTGCTCTTTCTTCAATCATTACTGCACGTTCAGCAGCATCATGCCTGACTTCACTTGGCACTCCAAGTTTGTCACCAAGATAATCCACCAATGCAGACTTATTAACTGCGTATTCACCTTCAGCACCCATTGGTTGAGTAAGTTGAATAAATTGAACAATAGAATTTATTTCTTCCATATTTTGAGCCATTGCAAGTGGACTTGATGGAGAAACTTTTACTTCTAAACCATTTACATTCAATGGTAAATTTATCATTCCTCTTTCATCCATAACAGCCAAAGTTTTATCAACAATAGGAATCATCGTTTCATTTATCAATCGACCAAAAGCACTTCCCAAGTTTTGAGAAAGTTCTTTCATGCGCTCGACAATTTCTGTTGCTGATCTTGCACTCATGTTGTCTGGGGGTAAACTTTCATCCAATAAAATTTGTTTAATAGCCATTCTCAAATCATTAATAATTAATTGGCTAACATTAAAATCTCCGGCTCTTGGTAAAGGCCTTAAACTTTCACCTTGCGATCCACCATTTCGTGCAACAGGAATAATTGCACCTGGAACTATTTTTACTGTATGAGGATTTAGGACACCATCGTCTTGCGCTGTGAATACAGGCATAACAGCAAGAGTCGCATTTTTTAACAATAACTCTTTAGTTTTGTTTAAAGTTTTTATGTCGGGTAGGGCAGTTAAAAGTAAACCTCTGCCATAAATTTCACCAGCCACTTTCATATAACGGCTAATAACGAATGGTGAATTTTTCATACGTCTATAAACTAATTCTTCTTTTGAGGCTTTATCAATAACGTGATAACACCAATCGCCTTGGTCATAATCTTTAATTGTTGCCTCAATTAAATCTACTTCATCAGTCGGTTTATCTTTAATGCGAGTTGCAACCGACTCAGGCAGCTTTGCATCTGTCCATTGCTGAGTAATTGATTCGCCTTTCATTCTCATTTTTCTATAAACTTTATCAATTTCACCATTTGCACCTTCTTCAAAACTAACCAAAAAAAGTGGGATAGGAATAAAATTAATTGGAGAATTTTCGTTACCAGGTTGAATCATCATTACAGCTGTTCCAACAGATAAATCTAATAAAAATTCACCCATTGCAATATCAAAGTTTGAGTTTTTTAAAACAGAAAACATTGTTTCTGTGTACTCATCTAAAACTGCTTGAACTTCTGCTTGTTGTTCAAATGGAATTTGATTACCAGGTTCTAATCTGCACCATCGTCTTTGTGGGGGAAAAACACCTGATTGCATCCGATTAGCAAAACGTGCAGTTGAGTGGATTGCTGTTGAGTCAAAAACTCTTGTCATCTTTTTTTGACCTTGACTTGAACCTTCATAATATCCATACAACTGTCTTTGGGGAATTGCAAATTCATAAGCATCAGAATATAAATCTTCCCAAACATCTTTTTTTCTTTGCGCTAATTCAAAACGTGAGATAACTTGTTGAGTTGATAATCTGTTGCCTTTAATTTTCATAATTAATATTTTTTCTTTTTTGTCATTGCTGTTTTAGCAGCTGCAATAAAATCTGATTTTTTTGGCGCACCTTTATCACCTGGACTTCTCATTTTTTCTTTTGACCCAGCTTTAATTCTTTTTCTTTTTTTATGGATGTTTTCATACAATCCTGGCATTACATTTCCTCCATTGATTTAAGTAAATTTCTTTGGTTTCTTTTTAAAGATTTATTTGCAATGTCTTTTTCGTTATTCATAATTTCGTGTATTTCTTCTGATCTTTTATTTAATTCTTCACCAGAATTATAAATTGGAAAAAAGTTTGTATTTATTTCTGACTTCCAATAATTTCTAAGATAATCTTCATTAACTGTTCCATCTGAATATTTTGGAACAATCATATTTCCATTTTCATCTTCAACGTAACCTGGAACACTTACAAACTTACCAGTTTCATTTCCATCATTATCTAAAATTGAAAGTCCAACAGCATATACTGTTATTGGTCTACCTTGCTCATCAACCCCAACTTTTTTATCTTTTATTGTTTGCCTGTGATAATTAACAATATTTTTTTCTTGGGTTGTCAATTTTAAATTTCTCATGCGTTTTCGCCTGACAAAATTGGTCTGCCTCTTAAAGTTCTTGCTCTTACCATTGCAGTTTTTTTTCTGCCAGTACGTTTCAAGATTTCGTTTGTTTCAGACTCTAAGAGTTCTTGTTGCCTTGCAACACTTGCTTGAGCCTCTTCAGTTTCTGCTTGAATTGTTTCCAACTCAGCAGCACTTTGTCTTTGCAACTTTGCAAAACGTGCGTTAAATTCTTCTTCATCCATTCTTCTTTTTTCTTGTAGTTTTTGTATTTCAATTTTTTCTTTTTCAATTTGATCGTCCAATGCAGTAAATGGTTTTTCATATAACTCAAGAAATTTTTCTTTGTCAAACGTAGGTGCAGTTGCAGTAAACTCTGGTTCTGGTGCTAAACCAATAATTTTTCCATCTGCAAAACCAAAAGTGCCATCTGCAAATTCAACACCTTGCTTAGTATTAAACCTGGGCGTTTCATAAGTAATGCCGGTGAGAGGATCACGATAAACTTTTTTTTGAACCCCACGCACACCAAAACCACCAGGGCGATTTATATTTTCAATTAATTCTGCTTGTCTTATATCACCTGTTCTTGCATAAGTTCCAAAACCTTGTTCGGTTTGTGTAACAAAATTATTTTGAAATCTTCTATTGCCAACTCCACCTTGCGTAATAAGTGATTGTGTTCCACCAAATTGAGCATCAGGAATTCGCATACCACCCATGTAAAAACTTCCAATGTAATCATCGTATTGACCAGAATAAAGTTCGTATGCCTCATTGTATGTATCAAGTGCTGTTTGATAATCTCTGTAATAATCTAAAGCAGTTGCCATTTAAGCCCCCAACGTGGTTTTCAAACCAGGCAAACCAAGTTCTGGATTTAACCTTGTCTGGCTTAATAAACCTCTACGTCCACCTCGTCTTCTTCTGGCTTTCGCAGTCGCAGAATCTTTTTCACCTTGTTCTCTTCGCCTATCTTCAATTTCTTTTTGTAATGCTGCCTCTCTTTTTTGGGCATCGGCTCTTTGCTCTTGGTATCTCTTTGACTCTTCTTGTAAAGCCTTTTGGCTTGTTTCAAATTGTCCACGTTGAACACTAACCATTTCATTGTAAGCATCAATTTGTTTTTGCCTATCAGCACTTGCAGCTGCTTGTTCGTCTGTCAACAAAGTTAATCTGTCTTGATTATCTTGCAAAGTTTGTTCATAAAAACCAGCTTGTTGTTTTCTATTTTCTTCTGCCTCTGCTAACGCATCTTTAGCTGCCTGATTGGCTTGTTGAGTTGCAACTCTTTGCTGTTTTCTGGCTTTTTTTGCTTGTTGTCCAGCGTATAACGCACCAAGAACAGTTGCTACTGCTGCCCAAGGAAATGCCATTTTTTTATCTCCAATTTTTTTTAACTATAAAAAAATCCTACGTTAATAAATTGCTTGATACAACCAAAGTGATATCTCTTATAAAGAAAAAACATCAAAATCTTGTACGGCATTTGCACGATTTGATCTTGAAAAAAAATCATTGCTTGACGATCTGCCGGTTGTCATTCGTTTGTGTTCACCACCCCCAGTTAATAAATATCCATAGGCATCACCAATGTGCGATGATTCGTTTTTGTTTGGCATATCTTTAAATCGTTCTTGCCCAGCACCAACATTGACACGTTTAAAATGATAACCACCACTTAATGCTTTTCGCAGTTGCTTACAATCAACATTAACCATTAAACCTGGTTTACCTTTTATCAATCTAAGCATTGGAGCAGCACCAGCCTCACGCCTAACTTTAAAATTATTACTTGGTGCTGGTTGAGCATTTAAACCAATTGATCTTAAATGGTCAAACGCAGTTGTTTCGTAAACAGCATCCCTTGCCATTCCGGCTGGATCGCCATAGATTTTAATTTCTGCTTTTGGAAATCTTGTATTAATTTCTGTTAAAAGTTGATTTGCAAATCTTTCCAAACCCATATCGAAAGTAACGACTTCGTGCAAAATTACCCAAACGCCAGATAAATGTTTTTGGCCAATAACGGCTGCTGGAGTTAAACCAAAATCAAGTCCAATAATTAATGGCAAAGAATCTTGATATTCAACAACCCCTGACATAATTTGATCGTTATATTCTTCCCAAACACTTTTTCCTTCTTTCACAAATGTGTATTGCCCAGCTGCGTAACATTGAACCCAATCTAAATTTTTACCTGGTAACATTTGCTGATAATAACCAGCCGGTAAATTGTTTAAATTTTCTGCCTTCTCGTTTACCTTCCACCATTTTCCAGCAGCAAAGGTATGATCGTTTGCCTCTGGATTTTCAGGTAATTGATCTGGTGAAACTTCAAGTACACCTGGTGGTTGCTTAAAAAATTTCCATGCGTGTTTTCCTCGCATATCAGTTTGTTCACTTAAAACATGATACCAATGGTCACTATCCATTGGGTTTGTGTCCATCCACAATCCATGCCACGTTGCACCACCATCTCTTTTAGTGGGATACCTTCCAACTCTGTGTGTAATTCCATCAATTACTGCTTTTGGTAATTCCCTTGCCTCACTAACAAATGAAGTTGTCAATTCCAGAGAAAGTAATTTGCGAATATCTCTTGGGGTATCCAGGGCAATAAACAAAACTTCTAAATCAATTCCACTTGCACCTTCTCTAGCTGGTAAACGAATGTGATGCGTAATAGGGGGTGTCCAATTCATTGCACCAAATACATTTTCTGGAAATAACTCTAACCAAGTTTTTATGGTTGTTGTTTTTAACATTGGATAAGAGTTTCTAACAATTGCACATCTTGAATATCTAATGCCATCAACAGGACTTGGTTTTTGTTGTACTGCTCTTATCATCACTTCAGCGCAACAAGCATAAGTTTTACCACTACCAACAGCACCCATAATCCCTCTAACAAAAGCATTGCTTTGTAAAAATTTATAGACTGTGGGTGATTGACTAAAATCTAAATTTAAACCAGTTTCATCAATCTTTTTACTTGTCTTTTGTTTTGTTCTGGGCATAGTGTTCAATCAGTTTGTTTAAATAAAATTTTGCTTTTAACAAATCTTCCATTGGGTCTTTGTGTTTAATGTGATGCCTCCACAAATATTTAAAAATGTTTGCCACATAAAATGCTACTACTCCAGTCATAGAAGAAGTTGCACTTTCTATTGCATCTAAACATTCCACTTTGCCTTGCGTGTAATGTTTTGGATGTTCTACTTTTTCTTCAAGCATCTTTGTTTGGTGCTTTTACATTTATTCCAATGACAGCTGGTTTATCTTCATCCTCTGGCCTGTCCAACAAACCAGATGCCTTTGCCAAAATTCGCAAGACACCAACCTTATCCCACATTTCAACGTGCAACTCACCCTTATCACTCACCTTAATGCTTTTTAAAGCAGATAATGCGTGTTTTGGAATATCTTCAACCGGCTTAACCTTGACATTTCCATTTTCATCCCAGTCAACAATATCTGTTAATTTAGTCGATGCCATACTCAACAACTCATAAGCAACTGCCTCTCTGTTCGCTGCCAAGGTACTAGACCTTTTTAACTTTGCCTGTACAGTTCTAACACCACCATAATTTTTTAACTGATTGTTTTTCAAAATGGAATATCATCTTTCATGTCTTCAAAGCCTGGAACTTTCGTTTCATTTTGAACTTTCTTCGTTTCATTTTGTTTTGGCTTTTCAAAAGTATCTAAATTTTTTCTTTCTTCATTAAACTCTTCAACTTTGATATAAACAGATACCCCCCCATTTTTTAAATCACGCACCCAACCGGCAACATTAATGCGAGTACCATTCGGTAACTTAACAACATTATCTACTTTCTCATCTGTGTAATTACCATTTTCATCTTTTACTTTATTTTGCTTATACAAAACGTGGGATGGCTCTTTATCTTTATTACGAAAATTATTTGGCATTAAAGTGCAACTAAAAATATCTGTCATAGGTTTCTCCAAAAATTGAACAAAAATTGTGTGGTACACCCCCATCGCTAGTGTGGGGGTAGGGGGCGAAGGGGTCGATTTTGTAGCTGTGGCGCATTGGTCTACTCATCAAACGAACATTTGATAATTGTACATCAACCTTGGTCATTAGAAAGGAAAGACTCTAGCAACCTAGTGTACGATACATACTTACAACCATCCCCAAGTTCTTTATCCATAAATCGAATGAACTCTTGAACATGATCCTCACCTTTTTCTAAAAGTAAGCTGGTCAATAATTGATCGGTTTCATTCTGGGTTGGGTTGTCTTTGATTTTGTATTTATTTAAAAATTCACTATATGTTATATATACATTGTTAATACCATTGTTTGTGTCAACCTCAGGGTTTAATTCAGGTGTCAACGTGGGGCTTACTTTTTTATCATTTGGTTTACACACTTCATCTTTAGGTGTCAACGTGGGGCTTACAATTATTTCATACTCTTTTAGCAACTTATCCACATCTTCACCACTATCTTTTAGCTTTTTAAGAATCAATTTAGCAGCTTTAGAATTAAGTTCATTTCTTAATTTAAACTTTTTCAATCTCTGCATATGTGTTTTAATAGTTCCACTAGTAAGTTTCATCTTTATCTCTCCTTTTTTAATCTTTTCTAGAATTTCTTGATCTTCAATTTCTTTGTCAGTCTTATCTCTATAATCTCCATCGCTGGATAGCAATGCTTTTATCTGTGGTAGGGTAGTAGCCTTTTCTTTCTTGTTGCGCCCAAAAACAATCCTCATTGTTTTACCCTTTAATCCTGGTATCCCAGCTTTGCCCTCAAAGACAATGTACCCACACTCTCGTAACTTCTTAACTGATTTGTTAATAGTCTGTCGACTAATGCCCATCTCTTCAGCAATTCTTTTCTGGCTTACATAAGTCATTGCAGAGTCATTGTTGTCGTTAAAGACCTGACCAGTCTTTTTTGTGTAGCTACAAAACCCCATTAAAACTCTAATTTGCAAGTGAGATAACCTTTTATCTTGCCAAGCGTTGAAAGGCATAACAATTAACAGCCTTTGATCTTTATAGTTCTTTTTTTTGATATCCGGTTGTTCTGGAATTTTGAATGGAACCACTTTGTCATCACTCATATTAATTTTCCTTGCTAATCCCATCTTAATATCTCCCATGCAGTTCTAACCACTTCTGGAACTTGTCCATTTCCAATGGCTTTAAGTCTGTCCACCCTAAAGGCCATCCCATAAGATACTCGACAAATGTTGGGTTCAGCTGACCACCAGTTTTTTGTTGGTTGTCCGTGTGTTGTACTGCTACATCCAACGAATCCCTGACTGCCTGATTGAGTGTGTATTGTGCTGGTTGGCCTGATGGTCTTATCTTTGTCCAATTCTCCTGAGTTCCCCTTGCTCCCATATTGGCATCCGGTGTCGGCCACATTTGAACGGCTGTTGCTAGTGGATTCCCCCCATGTTTTCCTCTTGGATTTTCTGGATTTTTTGATGCTCCCCCAGTTGATGCTGTCGGTGTCGGCCATTTTGTTTCTTGCAACAATCCAGATTCTATCCCTTTTGTGATTTGCTCCGACTTCGGTTGCTGAAATACATCCCCATTTTGCATCAAACCCCATTTTGGCAAGGTCACAGAGTACTGTGTCGAGTCCTCGAATAACGAGCATTGGACTGTTTTCAATAAATGCAAATCTGGGTCGTACTTCGCCAATAATCCTTGCCATTTCTGACCAGAGTCCTGATCTTGAACCTTTAATTCCTGTTCCTTTTCCCGCTGCTGAGATATCTTGGCATGGGAATCCCCCAGATACAACGTCAACAATTCCTCTCCATCTTTTTCCATCAAAGGCACAAACGTCATCCCAGATTGGAAAAGGCGAGAGAAAGCCTTCATTTTGTCTTTGGGCAAGTGCAGCGATGCAGTAGGGGTCTTGTTCAACTGCACAGACTGTTCTCCATCCAAGCAGTTTTCCCCCCAAAATTCCTCCACCAATGCCTGAGAATAATGCCAACTCATTCAACAATAACCCTCACGTTTGCTTTTTTTAATTTATTAACTACATATTTATAATTAACTCTAAAGTTCTTTTTTCTTTGCAAAGTGTAATCATATTTATTCACCGGCAACTTGTTTGAAAACATATGTTTGACCAAATGTTTAATGTAGTAGTGTGGCTGTATATTACTAGCTAACAAATAATTATCCAGGTGTCCTAAAAACAAATCCTCAAACGCACAAACTGTAATAGAACGTGGTATTTGTTTATGTGGCACTAAACACATATCTGAAACAGCTTGATTTACAACTGCCATTAATAACCTCATTTCACTCGTTTGGTTGCTCATAGTCATGAAACATACATGCTGCGCCAAGCTGGTCATGTGTAAGTTTATGTTGATGCTTAGAAACTGCATAGCCATCCCCATAACCTTTTTCATAACCATTTTGAAAAATTGAAAACATTAAATCTTTGCTTTGATTGAGCAGTAAATAAAAGGTTAAAAGTGTTACAACTAAAGCAACAATAAAATAAAATACTTTACTCATCGAAAGTTTCCCTGACCAAATAAATAAAATCTTTTAGCGAGATACAAACTTTCCAAGCCTGATTAGACTTTCTGAACATTACAGCTGGTCTTTCGCCTGAAAAAGGTT